CCAAAATTTACTATCATTGAAGGTGGAAAGGTAGACTAATGGCTGTTGAAAAAGGTATTGGATCTGGTGGTGACCAGCCCGTAACTGCGGCAGAGCAGGCGGAGATTGATGTCATTGAGATGCCTGAGGTTCCCAACGTCATGGAAATGGATGACGGCAGTGCGATTGTTGGCGAGTTTGAAGAGGAGCAGGTTGATGTTTCTCAAATTCCTTTTGACGCCAACCTTGCTGAATACATGGATGAGTCTGATCTGAAGAAAATCAGTTCTGATCTTATTGGCGATATTGAAGATGATATGTCTTCTCGTCAGGATTGGGAGGACACCTACAAGCGTGGCATTGATCTTTTAGGCATGAACTATGAAGAACGTTCTCAGCCATTTGAGGGGTCTTCTGGTGTTGTTCACCCGCTTTTGAGTGAGTCTGTAACGCAGTTTCAAGCGCAGGCTTATCGTGAGATGCTTCCTGCTGGCGGCCCTGTTCGCACGCAGATCATTGGTTCTGAAAACCCTGAGGTTGTTCAGCAGGCCGAGCGCATCAAGCATTATATGAACTACATGATTACCCATGAGATGGAAGAGTATGATCCAGAAACGGATCAGATGTTGTTCTATCTGCCGATTGTTGGCTCTGCTTTCCGTAAGGTTTACTTTGATCCTATCCTTGGCCGTCCTGTCAGCAAGTTTGTTCATGCCGAAGACTTGGTTGTCCCTTATGGTGCGACTAGCCTACAAAGCGCACCTCGTGTCACGCACGTCATTCGCATGGACTCAAACGAAGTTCGTAAATTGCAGGTGAGCGGTTTTTATCGCGATATGGATTTGCCTGAACGTTCTGGCGCTGAAGACTACAGTGAAGTTCAGGAAGCGATTGATGATGCTCAAGGGGTTCATTACTCTGGTGGTGATGGCGAGGAAGTGGAAATCTACGAGGTTCACACCGAACTTGATCTTCCTGGCTTTGAAGACCCAGATGGCATCAAATTGAACTACATTGTAACGATCCTTGAATCTACCAATGAGGTTCTTTCTATTCGCCGTAACTATGACATGGAACGTCCCATGCAGAAGAGGCAATACTTCGTGCATTACAAGTTCCTGCCCGGTCTTGGTTTCTATGGCTTTGGCTTGACCCACATGATTGGTGGCCTTGCACAAGGCGCTACCAGCCTTCTGCGTCAGTTGATTGATGCTGGCACGTTGTCCAACCTCCCTGCTGGCTTTAAGGCCCGTGGCGCTCGTATTCGTGATGAGGACACTCCTTTGAGTCCGGGTGAATTCCGTGACATTGACTCCGCTGGGATGGATATTCGCCAGTCGATCATGGCACTGCCATTCAAGGAACCCTCTGGAACGCTCTACAACCTCCTAGGAACGCTTGTAGACTCTGGGCGTAGGTTTGCCTCCATGGCAGACATGAAAGTGGCTGAGATGGGCGGAGAAACGCCTGTAGGCACTACTATGGCCATTATGGAGCGTGGCACTAAGGTTATGTCTGCCATTCACAAGCGTCTGCATTATTCGCAGAAGCAAGAATTCAAGTTGCTGGCAAATATCTTTGCTCGTAACAGTGCTGGCATGTATCCGTATGCGGTGCCTGGTGCGCCTCCCCAGATTATGCAGTCTGACTTTGATGGTCGTGTCGATGTCATGCCTGTTTCTGACCCGAACATCTTCTCTATGTCACAGCGCATTGCTTTGGCTCAGACGCAACTTCAGTTGGTTCAGAGCAACCCAGAATTGCATGGCGGTCAACAGGGTCTATATCAGGCTTATCGCAAGATGTATGAGGCTCTTGGTGTCACGAACATTGATTCGATTTTGCCGCCACCTCCGACCCCACAGCCCATGAACCCTGCAAAGGAAAATCAGGAGGCTATGCGCGGTCAGCGGTTGCAAGCATTCCCTGATCAGAACCACGAGGCTCACATTGAGGCTCACTTAGCGATTTTGTCCACTCCTGCCGCTCAAGTTAATGCAACGATTGTGATGACCTTACAGGGTCACATTCAAGAGCATATTGGCTTCATGGCAGAAGCGCAGGCAACTGAGCGCGTGATGTCTGAGATTCCTCCTCAGCAACAGACCATGTTGCAAATCAATCCTGTTCTCATGCAACAGGTACAGAAGCAAATTCAAGATTTGGCAGCCGAGATCATTGGAGAGATGACAGAAGGCTATGCACAAGCAGTTGCTCCTGCTGATACAACTGATCCACTGGTAGCAATCAGACAGCAGGAGCTTTCACTTCGTGGTGCTGAAATTCAAGAGAAGGCACGACAGTTTGAGGAGAAGCAAAACCTTGAACGTGAAAAAGAGCGTAATGATGTTTTGATCGCGCAACAACGTATTGATCAGGCTGAAGATGCTCTTGCAGAGAAAACTCGTGTGGCAGAGAATCGTATTCAAACGCAACGCGATATTGCCGCCGCTAACATTAGGAGCAAGCAATGAGTTCAATTCGTGAAAAAGTCGCGCAGGTGATGAAACAAAAAAAAGTGGAGCGCCGCAATGCCATTGAAAAAAGGAATCAGCCAAAAGACGATCAGCCAAAACATATCGAAGTTGAGGTCGGAGGGGTATCCGCAGAAGCAAGCGGTAGCGATAGCCCTGTCGCAAGCGAAGAAGTCAAAAGTGTCGTCTCCGCGTGGCGCAAGGCGACCAAGAAGAAATCAGCCGCCAAAAAGAAAACCACAAAAAAGAGCTAATGGTGGTATAATAACTGGGTTCTCGCCTATTGCGAGGCCACAAAGATTTCAGGGGATCTTTTGAAGGGCGCGATCTTCTGATTTAACGTCAGAGGAGCGCCCTTTATGGATCCAGCCACTTGTATCGCCGTAGCTTCAAGCGCTTTTAGCGTTTTGAAGAAGGGCTTCGCCGTTGGCCGTGATATTGAGTCAATGGCGGGAGATTTGTCGAGGTGGATGGGTGCGCTTTCCGATCTTGACCAAGCCGAAAAAGAAGCCAAGAACCCCCCTATATTTAAGAAGTTATTTGGTGGCAAGTCTGTTGAACAGGAAGCCATCGAAGCCTTTGCTGCGAAGAAAAAGGCTCAAGCACAGCGCGATGAATTGAAGCAATACCTTCAATATACTGTTGGATCTAGGGCTTGGGACGAACTCATCAAAATGGAGGGGCAGATTAGAAAGCAACGCCAAGAGACGCTATATCGTCAGCGTGAGCGGCGTCAAAAGTTTGTAGAAATATTAGTGATTACATTGGCCATTGTGGCTGGAGTGGCTATTTTGGCTACTTTGGTTTGGCTGTTTAAGTTCAAAGGACAGTAAGATGACACCAGAAAAACTTGATGCTTGGCGCATAGTTCCCCGCCTTCTTATCCTCTCTTACATGGTGGTGTTTTATCAAACATGCACTTGGTTTATGGCTTTGCCTGATCCAAACAACGCGCAAGCAGGCTTTGTGTCTGTAATCGTTGGGGCTGGAGCCGCTTGGTTTGGTCTTTATGTAAACAGCAAATCCTCAAAAAGTGAATGATACATGTATTCTTGCTCATGGTTTACCTTGGAGTTGGGGAAGATAGGCGACTCATTAGCGATAATATGTACTTTCGCAGTGTGAGCGACTGTAACTTTTTTGCCGCAGAAGTATCTCGCAGGCACGGTTCTTACGAACATTTGTACAAAATGGATAAGCGTGATATGGTAACTGCGTATTGCGTACCCAAATACATTAGTAAGGGCAGTGTAGAGGTATACTAAAATGATCAACTTACTTGGTTCCCTCGTTGGTCCAGTCACTGGGCTATTAGATAAATTCATCGAAGATAAAGATCAGAAGGCTAAACTGGCTCATGAGATCGCAACGCTTGCTGAGAAGCAGGCGCACGAAGCGGCTATGGCGCAAGTTCAGGTCAATGCGGCTGAAGCAAAGCATCGCTCAATTTTTGTTGCTGGCTGGCGCCCATTTATTGGCTGGACCTGTGGCATTGCGCTTTGCTGGCATTTTGTTCTAGCGCCGTTTGTTATTTTTGGCGCCAGCATGTCTGGCATGGTTTTACCTGAACTTCCAGTCTTTGACATGGACAGCCTTATGACAGTTTTGCTTGGCATGTTGGGTCTTGGTGGTTTAAGAACATATGAGAAGCAAAAAGGGCTAACAAAATAATGGACGCATTAAAACTTGCAGAATTTTTGCTAAAGGACATTCGTGACCGCCGTGAGAATTACAAAGAGCGGTTGGCGGATGGCGGCTTTGACTCTATGGAGCAAGCCAAACTCATTGTAGGTCAGATACGCGGCCTGAACTACTGTGAGGATTTGATTAGGTCCGCGATGAAGGGTATCGAACTCGATGACTAAAAAACTTTTCGTCCCCGAAAGGGTGGCGGCTACGGCGAAATCTGCGCCGATTTCTGAAGTGCCTGAAAACATCTCTAAGGCATATGACAATCAGCAAGAGATGACAAAAAACAATGAAGACCCATCAAAGATGGAGGCTTCTGCGCTAGAACGGCTCCCACAACCAGTAGGATACCGTCTCCTTGTCATTCCCTACTACATGCCACAAAAGACAAAAAGCGGCATCTACATTCCAGATGCAACTCGTGATCGCGAGAGTTTTGCAACTGTCGCGGCTTATGTTGTTAAGGCTGGTCCTGACGCTTACAAAGACTCGGATAAGTTCCCTTCTGGGCCTTGGTGCAAGGAAGGATCATGGGTACTTATGGGACGTTATGCTGGAAACAGGTTCAAAGTGGACGGTCTTGAGGTAAGACTGATAAATGATGACAATATTATTGCCACTATCCTTGACCCTTCCGACATTTCGTATGTATAATTCTGGCTGGAGATAAAAATGGAAATGAACACTCAAACTGCTGAAGCGCAAGAATCAATCTCATACGAGATTGATGATGACAACGAACAGGCGGGTACCGAAATTGAACAGGACGCTGCTTCTTCTGATGAAGAAAACAGTACAATTGTTCGTGATCAACAAGAGAGCGAACTTGAGAACTACAGCGAAAATGTTCAAAAGCGAATTAATCAATTAACTGCAAAGCGCAAGCAGGCCATGGAAGAGGCTGAGGCTGCGTTGGCTTATGCTAAGTCAATTCAAGAGCAGAATGAGAACATGAAGAAGCGTCTCGCTGAACTTGATCAGGGCTATATGACTGAGTATGGAAGCCGAGTAGAAACACAAGCCGCAGAAGCCAAGCGTATGCTCAAAGAAGCGTATGATAATGGCGATGTGGAAAAAATGGCAGAGGCTCAGGATATGATGGCTCGTTTGGCCATTGAGAAGGAGCGTCTTCGCGTTCAGAAACTTCGTGCAGAAAAAGAAGTTCAAGAACCAAAGCAGGAAGTTCCAACTCAAGCCAAAGCGCCTCAAAAGCAGGATTTAGACCCCAAACTGCAAACGTGGATGGGGAAAAATTCTTGGTTTGGCACTGATATGGTGATGACGCGAGGCGCTCAGGCCATTCACGAGCAACTTGTTTCTGCTGAGGACTTTGATCCCAGCAGCGATGAATACTATGCGGAAATCGACAAGCGTATGCGCGTTGAGTTCCCTCACAAATTTCAGGAGAAGCGGGCAAACGCCCAGTCCGTAACTCCTGCGTCTAATGGACGGTCAGCTACCAAAAGTGGGCGGAAAAAAACAGTAGAACTTACTGCTGGTCAGGTCAATATGGCCAAAAAACTAGGCATTAGCCTTGAACAAATGGCGAAAGAAGTAGCCAAGATCGAACAGAGGAGATCATAATGACAGAT